TCTATGTTTATAGTCTTTGAAGACTGACTATATCCAGAGGGTATGGATTCTGAAGTTATGTATGGATTAATAGAATAAGTTGTTGTCGGAGAATTAAATTTTCCTGTTTTATGATTGGATGATGCTAATCTAAATGTTCCTATTCTCTCTTCACCATTAGATACTCTTACAGTTTCTCCAACTTGAAATGCTCCATTAGAAGATCCATAGTTCTGTAAAGTGGAAGAATTTGCAATTTCAATAAGTTTTGGAATAAAATCTAAATTACTATGATTATCTAAGAATTGATAATGTCTTGCAAGAGGTCTGAAAAGAGTTCCAAAAAATGAAACGTTTCTGGAACGAATATATTTTTCTGTTCCCGAAGAAACTAAAACAGTTTCGGTATTTGATCCTACAGATACTTCGGTATTTGATCTTACAGATACTATTGTTCCTGCTCTTCTTCCTGTAATAGTTCTTTGAATATTTCTTCCTGTAATAGTTCTTTGAATATTTCTTTCAATAATTTTTGGTTGAAGTTTAATGGTTCTCACCCAGGTATCAGTATTTGGTGAAAGTTTAATCAGAGCATTATATTCTACAACATGGAATGGATTTACATTTTCAACTCTTGTTGCGAAAGACTGATTCAACCAACCAACAGAATCATATTTTAAAGTAATAGCATTGCCAGTCTTTTGTACATTTGGATCTAATAAATCATAATTTTCTGTCAAATCTAATTCATTTTCTGCAATTTCTACTGCAGGAATAGGTCTTTGCTGTAAAGAATTTCTAATAGCAAATGGTCTGAGTTCACCTCCAATAATATTGGCACTCGTTAAATTATTGTCAGACAGTGATTTATCACTAAAATCATCTACAAGTATTCCACTCTTAAATCTATTATTTCCCTGAGAATCTTCTATTCTTAAAGACTCTGTATTAAGTTCCAATAAACTTAAAGAAGTAACTCTCTCAAGATTTTCAATTCTGTCTTCCAGAGTACCAATGTCTCTCATAGTATATCTTCTATTATCTATCATATTAATAGAAGCATCATCTACATTATACAAATATGCAGGAAGACTAATTTCTGCCAACTGCATCAAACTAGGATCTTCATTTGCTGGTGGAACTGGTTCTATAGAAGAAATTCCCTTTCTGACAACAACACTTCCAAATTTATCAAGATATACCCTATCAATTCTTGGCAGATAAAAATCATAACCAATTAAAGATCCTTCACCAGGTTTTAACACAAACTTTGGATCTGTTCCAAAGTTTCTCGAACTAAAATCAAATGGTGATGATGTTGTTACTGCAAAATCCTGTACTCTTGGTCTAAAGTCGAGAGTATCGGATGCTCTAATATTTCTGGGACCTATATTTGGAATATCCTCAGAGAACCTGTCAGCATCATAACTAAGAACAGTAAATACATCCCCATTATCGGATGATGGGACACTATAATAATCATAAACCACTAAAAGTCTTCTTTCTGGTATTTGACTCCCAACTCTGACTAATCTAGAATAATCATAATACTCATCTCTTTGACCTTTATCTAGGGTAAAATTATTCGTGATATTTTTATATTTTCCGAGAGTTATCTGTTCAAGTGTAGAAACTATATTTGACTCTTTGAAAGTTACGTTTTCTCCAACAGATAATTTTTTATCATTAATATATACAATACCAAGATTATTTGAAGATGGTTTTGTGACAATTCTTGCTAATGCTCCACTATCAGAACCAATAATATCTTCACCGATAATTGAATCAGTGTCTACTTGAGATATTGATGGGAACTGGACAATATCTAAAGTTGGGTCAGAAGTATTTGTAGATTCGTATACTGCAAGAATTTTAGAAACATCAGGAACATTTAGAGAAATTTGATCATCTTGAACTCTAAGTCCATAATATGGATTAAAAGTTAATCCATCAGCAATAGAATCACTAGTTCCTGCCCCAGAACGAGAAAGAGTGGAGAAAGTTACAAAACCTACAGCACTTCTTGCATATTCTTTGATTTTACTCCGAATACCATTCTTTTTGAGAGTTGCATTTACAACGACATCACTACCATTATCCAATCCTGTAATAGTTACATCATTTCCACTTAAAAAGAAGGAATCGGATGTAATTGTTCCAATTCCACCACTATTATAGTGTACAGAATATCTTTCTTGATCAAATGCTTCAAATGATGCACTAGTAATTCCAGTTACACTGGATAAGTTAAATGTTACTGAATTTCCAGAAATAGTTAAAGGTCTGATTTGTCTAGTTACAGAAAGTTGAGAATCTGAAAGATTGACTGAAGAAATGTTGAAATCTGGAAGATTTGCATATAAAAATGCATTCTCACTATTTCTTAGTTCTGGAACTGCAAGTTCAATATTGTAAGTTCCATTTGATCCAATACCACCTTCAAAAACTCCAGACACAGTGTTAATTGAAGTTACTGCTATTGATACTAAATTTCCTGATATACTATCAACTCTATTATATCTTAAATTTGTTCCATCCTGATATTTAACAACATCTCCAACCTTAATGCCAGTAAAAAGTTTTCCTGGGCTTGTAAAGACACCTGTAGGTGCACTTGTAGATCTTACAAAATTTGCCTGAAAAATTCCTTTAATTTTCTTTCTACTCAGAACAGTATCTGCAGTAAATGGAGTTGAAACTAGTCCAGTTTGAGAAACGGATTTAATATCTCTAATTCCATAAACAGTAAACTCTTTAATACTCAATGCAGTATCAACACCATTAATTGTCACCTGCTCATCAGCAACAAAAGTTCCTGATGTTTGATAGATATTTAAAGACGTGCCACTGCCTGCAGCAACTGCATATCCACTTGCACCACTACTTTTTCCTCTTATAAAAGAAGTTTTACGAATTTCTGTGCCGGTTACACTTCTGTTAAATGTTAAGTTGGTGTATGTCTGAATATCGTATAGATATAAGTCCCATTGAGTTGTTGCATCAGAATATGCAGCATCTGTTAAATTGAAAGTATATACTCTTGCTTGTCCTATAGTTTGTGGAGTATCACCTTTAAATTGACTTTTTAACTCAATAGTTTCATTTTCTTCTGGTGCTCCTGCAACATTATTCACCCTCAAAAGATGTCCCATCTCAAAAGGAACATTAATGTTTGAAACATTTTGAGTGTCTCTTGGCTTTTCTACGTCAATTGTTGCTGTTGCATCTAATTTGACATCATATCCAGCAACATATGCTTTTCCAGGAGATACCTGAACACACATTAAATCATCTGATGGTATATTTCCCTGTTCTGTAGTCTCATTCTCTAAAAATATGCCATCGTTATCTATTCTATCATTCAGAGAATTGGCAATATTTAATCTAAATTCATCGACAGTATAATGTCCAGACTCATCAAAAGTTCTTTCTGCAATATAATCTCTGATTAAGTTGTAAATCGATTTGTTGACGATTTTTTTAATTTTTCCATCATCAACTCTAAGAATTTCTATGAAATCAGTATCATTAAAATCAGATATTGATTTTTTTATTAGAGTTAAATCTATTTTAAATCTATCAGCTCCTGGTGCAGCAAAATTGGTAAATCCTTTTGCATTATCATATAATGATTCATCATCTTTTGCATTAACAATAGTTTCTGATATTTTTAAACCAACTCTATATGATGGGGTATTTGTATAATAATCTAATATAAGAGTCTGCTTAGAAACATTTACGAAGTTTCCCCTTACAAAATAAACTCCATCATCAATAGAAGCTGCAGATCCTGTAGATGTTGCATTCAATTCTATCAAAGAAGCAAATGGAGTTCCTGCAGTAATGGTAGTATTTCCATATACTACATTTTGACTTGCAATTAACTGTTCCCCATCTTGAAAAGATATTGTTTCGGAATTATTTCCTGCTGCTGAATATTTTACATAAATTGTAACGTATTCTACTAAATCACTGTCAGTTGTTAATGCAACATTTTTGATTGTAGCACTAACTCCAGATGATCTTCCTGTTATGGTTGTTCCAATAAAATTCTTAATATAGATTGAAATATCTACTCCAAGATTTGATGAATTTAATTTGACCGCAGAATAATTATTGTCAAAAGTTATAGATCCTGGAAGGACCATAGAACCTTCTTTAAATATATTACTTCCAAAAGTCTCTACTTGATTTTGTAAAATAGACTGTAAGGTTGTCAGTTCTCTAGCTTGAACTGGATATCCTGGTTTAAATAAAACCTTATAAAAGTTTTTATCCTTATCAAAATCGTCATAATAAGGACTGATATTTAAGTCGGTTTTTTGTGCCATCTTTTTTAGAATTCCAGAATGATTTTAACGTCTTCTTTTTGTCTAGAGTCTCTCTGAACAACGGGTCTATTATCAATATAAATTATATCCCCTGTCTTTTTATTTATCTCTGGATTTGCAAGTCCATTTGTAAATGTGACTCCCAAATTAATCTGTTTTGAGTTAATAACAATAACACTAGTATTGTGTATAGTAGTATCAACTATACCATTAGGTCCTCCAGAAGATTTGAAAGATATTTCTTTGTTATTAACAAATTTTGCAATATTTTTAGTATCAAGACTTTCTGTTTGGTCATTTTTATTACCGAAGCACAATGATCTATCTTGATAATACTTAAGGATTTTAGTTTCTTTATCAAAAGAAGCAACATATCCTTTAGCAACAATATTATTATCTTGAATCTGTTCTATTTCTTCTCCAATTTGCACATTTCTAGATTCTGTCAATGCAACAGAATATAATGATGAAAAAGTACCTCCCGTAAAAGTTGTTCCTGTTGATACATTTGTTTCTGAAAATGTTTCTGGGTTTTTTATAATTCCAACTTGTGAAAATTTTGTATCTATTGGAAAATCTTTAGTAGAGTCATCAAATCTTGCATAAATGAGTACTTTATCTGCCCCCAGTTCTTGATAAATATCATATCCATGTCCCTTTGATGGAGGAATAATTGGAATTAATTTTGCCGGATTTGATGTATTGGGGAGATCGATAATACCATAAGTATATCCTCTTCCACCTTGAGTTACAACAACATCAGTTATAACACCATTTGTCGTTTCTATAGAAACTTGTCCACCCTCACCATCACCTAAAATATTCGCAGTTTG